TTTGTAGATACAAATTCAGTTGGTGCGGTTACAGCAACTTTACCAGGTTCACCAAGTGCCGGTGATACAATTGCTTTTAAAGATTACGCTGCTAACTTTGGTACTAACGCATTAACAATTGCTCGTAATGGAAACAATATTCAAGGTGTGGCAAATGATTCAGAAATATCAACAAATAGAGCTTCTATTGTTTTAGTTTACATTGATGCTACAAAAGGTTGGTTATATACAAATGAATCTAATGTGGGAGATTTACAAGAACCACAATTTATTTCTGCTACTGGTGGTACAATAACTACATCAGGTGATTATAAAATACATACCTTTACAGGTGATGGTTGTTTTGTTGTTACAAGTGCTGGGGAGGGTACAGCTTGTCAACCAAGTATAGTTGATTATCTAGTAATTGCTGGTGGTGGTTCGGGCGGTCCTAAATATGCTCCTCCTGGAGCACAAAATGCTACTGGTGGCGGAGGCGGTGCTGGAGGTTTTAGAGAATCAAAAGCTTCAGCAAGTCCTACACATACAGCTTCGCCTCATACAGCTTCACCTTTAGCTGCTACATCAAGTATAACAGTTTCAGCAACTACATATCCAATAACAGTTGGTGGAGGTGGAGCGCAAACTCCAGATACCCCTCCAGGACCATCAGGTAATGATGGTTCAAATTCAGTTTTTTCAACAATCACATCAACAGGTGGTGGTGGAGGTGGAGCAGATACCACAGCTGGTAGATCAGGTGGATCAGGTGGTGGATCAGGTGGTGAAGGAGGTCCTGGTGCAGGTGGATCAGGTAACACTCCTCCCGTAAGTCCCCCTCAAGGTCAAAATGGTGGTTCTGGTGGTGCTGGTGCTCCAAGATATGGATCAGGTGGTGGCGGTGGTGCTAGTGCTACTGGTGGTAGTGGATCACCTACTAGTTCAGGTAATGGTGGAAATGGTACAACAACTTCAATAACAGGTTCACCAGTTGCAAGAGCTGGCGGAGGCGGAGGTGGTGGATATTGTGGAGCTGGAGGAACTGGAGGTTCAGGTGGTGGTGGAGTTGGAAATGGTTACTATGCTTGTGGTACAGCAGGCACAGCTAATACTGGCGGTGGCGGTGGTGGGGGTGGAGCTTCAGGTCCAGGTCCAGCTACTAGAGCATCAGGCGAAGCTGGTGGAAAAGGAATTGTAATTATACGTTACAAATATCAGTAATAAATAGAATTAAACAAAAACAAAGGTGAATAAATTATGAGTGAAGTAAAACAAGATAAAATAACAATTGATGGTAAAGACTATATTATAAGTGAATTACCATTAGATGTAAGAAATACAATTGTTGCTAGACAAGAAATACAACAATCTAAAGTAAGACATAACATAGAATTAGAAAAAATCGAAGTTCTTACTAACTACTATAACGATAAGATAAAAAAAGAGATAGACAAGTTAAATGGCAGCGACAGCAAATCTACGGATTGACCAAGGGGCATCTTTTTCTAGTGATGTCACTGTTAAAGATAACACTGGAACCGTGTTTGATTTAACGAATTATACAGCTGCCGCTAAGATGGCACTAGGATACTCCTCAACAAGAACACGAGTTGCTATGACGACAACGATTAGTGACCCGACCAATGGTGTTATTACATTATCCCTTACTGCCGATCAGACGACTGCTTTAGAAGCACCTGCTCGATATGTCTATGATGTTGAAATTACTAACACATCAGACAGTACAGTTACACGAGTTATAGAAGGAATTATTACTACATCACCAAATGTAACAACATAATTTATTATCTTTTCAGTATATTATTATTATAAATATTATCACAGGAGAGATACATTGGCAAACGTAACTGCTACAATTAATAGTACAAATTCAGCTGGACCTAAACAGGTATCAGTATCGGTACCAAGTGCTACAAGTTCAAACAGATTACGTTCTTTAAGTGACGTTAATTCTACATCATTAGCTGACGGTGCTCTTTTACAATATGATGCATCGACAGACAAATTTATAACAAAAACAGAAATATCTACTGAAACCGGAACAATAACGTTCAACGGTGGTAGTTTTTAAGGGAGATTTTTAAATGGCAACAATTATTCAGATTAAACGATCATCTGGAACTACGGCTCCCGCTACACTCAAACTAGGTGAATTAGCTTATACTTATGGTACTGGTACACAAGGTAATCTAGGAGATAGATTATTTGTAGGTGAAGGCGGAGTTGACGGTAACGGTGATGCCAATAATATTACAGTTATTGGTGGACAATATTTTACAGATCAATTAGATCACGTACAAGGAACATTAACTGCTAGTTCAGCAATACTTGTTGATTCAAACAAGGCGATTGATGAATTATTTGTAGGTAATTCTACAACTGTAGGCGGAACAATTAAATTCAACGAAGGAACTGATAACGGTTCTAACTTTGTAGGATTAAAAGCACCTAACAATGTAGGTTCAAGTATTACTTTCACGTTGCCAGGAAGTGATGGAACAAACGGTCAAGCATTATTAACTGACGGTTCTGGTGTTTTATCTTTTGGTGATGTTGCTTCAAACTTAACCATTGTAGATGACAGTTCAACATCTGCTACAATTAGTTTAACAAACGACACACTATCACTGTTAGGCGGTACAGGTATTAGTTCAACAGTATCAGGCGATACAGTTACATTTGCTATTGATAACACTGTTGTAACAACCACAGGTACTCAAACATTAACAAATAAAACAATTGATAGTGCTTCAAATACAATTACCGTTGACTTATCTGAAGCTACCGTAACAGGTACTACAGCAGAATTTAATAGTGCTTTAAGTGATGGTTCATTTGCTACATTAGCAGGAACAGAAACACTTACAAACAAAACTATTGATGCTAACGGCACAGGTAACTCGATTACTAACCTTGAGGTTGCTGATTTTGCTTCAGGTGTTGTAGATACAGACTTAGCATCTGTATCGGCAAGTGATGATACACTTGCTTCTGCTAAAGCAATTAAGACGTATGTAGATGCTCAAGTTACAGCACAAGATTTAGACTTTGAAGCTGATTCAGGTGGTGCTCTTGCTATTGATTTAGATAGTGAAACACTAACCTTTACAGGTGGTACTGGTATTGATACAAGCGGTTCCGGTAATGCTGTTACTTTTGCGATTGATAGTACAGTAACTACTAACACTGGTACACAAACATTAACAAACAAAACGATTAATGGTCCTGATAACACAATTACAAATATTGCCAATGGATCATTAGCAAATTCATCCATTACTGTAACCGATGGTTCAACATCAACTGCTGTTGATCTTGGTGGCACATTAACTATTGAAGGTACAGCAAATGAAATTGAAGTTGGTGAAAGTTCTGGTACTATAACAATCGGATTACCAGATGATGTAACAGTTTCTCAAAACTTAACCGTTACAGGAAACTTAACAGTTAATGGTACAACAACAACTATTTCAACAACAAACACAGTTGCTTCTGATACTCTATTTGAATTAGGGAACGGAACGACAGGAACACCTGCTAACGATTCAGGTATTTTAATTGAAAGAGGTGATAGTGATAACGCCTTTATCGGTTTTGATGAATCAGCAGACAAGTTTATAGTTGGTACTACAACAGCCACTGGTTCTTCTACAGGTGACTTAACAATCACAACAGGAACATTAGTTGCTAACATTGAAGCTACAACTGCTACATTAGGTGGTAGTGATGTACTTTCAACAGACAATACTAAAACATTATCAAACAAAACAATCAACAGTGCTTCAAACACTATAACAATTAGTGGTTCTGAAGCTACATTGTCAAACATTGGCAATGCTTCATTATCAAATAGTATAATTAACTTTACTACTGATAGTGGAAACCAAGACATTGATTTAGGAGATACAATTACTGTATCTGGCGGTGAAGGTATTGACACATCACAATCAGGAGATACGTTAACTATTGCTGCTGAATTGGCAACAACTTCAAATAAAGGTGTTGCTTCATTTAGTGCTGATAACTTTACAGTTACCAGTGGGGCAGTAACAGTTACAACTATAGACGGCGGATCATTTTAATTAGTCGTCACTAGGAGATTTTTGATATGGCGACTATTATAAAACTTAAAAGAGGTACGACTACACCCACCACTAGCGATCTTGCTAATGGTGAAGTTGGTATAGATACTTCCGCTAAAAAGTTTTATATTAACGACAGTGGCACCATTAAAGAAATTGGTGGTGGCACATCTGGTGATAGTTCATCTCCATTAGCCGGTGACGTAAGAGGATATACAGGTGACGGTTCAACAACTGATTTTACTGTAACCTCTGGTGCTGATGTAGAAAACGTTTTAGTATTTCTTAACGGTGTTTATCAAAGACCAACTACCGATTATACAGTTTCAGGAACAACATTAACTTTTGGTACGGCTCCTACAAGTGGGGATGCCATTACTATTAAAGAGTTAGTTGAAGGTGCGAATGCTTTAAATGATACAGGTGTTGTAAGAGCTTATACAGGTGACGGTTCAACAACAGGTTATGCCGTTACAAGTACAAAAACACAAGTTGAAGAATTTTTAGTATTTGTCAATGGTGTTTTTCAAAGACCTACAACAGACTTTACTGTATCCTCTGGCACTTTAACTTTTGGTACCGCACCTACTAACGGTGACGTTATCACAATTAAAGAATTAGCCGAAGGTACAGGCAGTAATATATTAACAATTGTTGATGACTCATCTACTGCTTCGACATTAAATGCTGGTGAAACTTTAAAGATTGCTGGTGGTTCAAACGTTTCAACATCAATATCAGGTGATACGTTAACCATTAGTTCTACAGCAAGTGGTAACTTAACAATTGCTGATGATAGTTCGACAACAACAACTTTAGATATTGCTAATGATACATTAAAAGTTGCTGGTGGAACAGGTATTACAACTTCACTTTCAGGTGATACTTTAACTATTACAGGAAGTGCTACACAAAATACTTTTTCAACTATTAACTTAAATGATTCGACAAATATTGAAGCTGATTCAACATCAGATACATTAAACTTAGATTCATCTGGACTAATAAGTATTACAGGTGATGCTTCTACAGATACGGTAACTGTAAGTACAGTAACGTCAGCAGTGATACCGTTTACTAAAGCAAATGGAGATAGTTCAGATATACAATTACAAACATCTGGAAGTTTAGCAGATGTTTTAACAAATTTATATATACCATTTACAAAGGCAGACGGTTCTGCCGTTGAAACATTGGTAGTAGGGAGTAGTTAATGGCAGCCAAAACACCAGTCAAAGCCACGTTTACAGGCAGTGATGTCACAGGTCTTGCTGAATTTGTATCAGGTGATTTTGTCGATTACACAGCAGGTGGTACTGGTTTATCATCTTTAGGTTCAGCAGGTCAGGTTTTAAAAGTAAACTCTGGCGGAACTGCTTTAGAATATGGAAACGTAGAAGCCGTTTTAAATATTGACGGTATGACAGATGGTTCAGGTATCACAATTGCTGATACTGATAAATTTGCTATATCAGACGCTGGAACAGAAAAATATATAGAAGCTACTCAAATTACAAGTTATGTACAATCAGGTATTTCTGCTTTAGATGCTGCTTCTATCGCTGATGGTTCTGTTTCAAACACTGAATTTCAATATTTAAATGGAGTGACTGATAATATTCAGACACAATTAGATGCTAAAGCCTCTACTGCCTTTGCGATTGCTCAAGCCGTTGCTCTTGGTTAGTATTATAAATATTGTTATAAAAACAAAGGAATTTTAGAATGGCAGAGCCAAATACAAGAGAAACATTAAAACAATATGCTTTAAGAGCATTAGGTAAGCCTGTTATTGAAATTAATGTTGATGACGACCAACTTGAAGATAGAATAGATGAGGCATTACAATATTTTGCTCAATATCACTATGATGGTATTGTTAGAGCATATTTAAAATATAAATTAACGGCTGCTGATAAAACTCGTTTATCTACGATTAATGGTTCAACTGAAACGGCAACTGATAGTGTATCAGGTAATACAACAACTTGGTACGAAGATAACAACTATTTGGTGACTCCAAGTTCTATTATTTCAGTAATTAACATATTTCCATTTTCAGATAAAGGTAATTTAAATCTATTTGACGTTAGATACCAACTACGTTTAAATGACCTTTATGATTTTTCATCTACTTCAGTAATCAATTATGACATTGTATTAAGACATTTAGATTTCTTAGATCATATACTAGTTGGTGAAAAGCCATTAAGATTTAATCAACATCAAAATAGATTATACATTGATATGGATTGGACTAACGATTTAACAACAGATGAATACTTAGTAATAGAATGCTATCGTAAATTAGACCCTACAGTTTACACAGATGTTTTTAATGATATGATCTTAAAAAGATATGTGACGGCCTTATTTAAAAAACAATGGGGGTCAAATTTACAAAAATTTGCTGGTGTTACAATGATTGGTGGTGTTTCATTAAATGGTGTAGAGTTGTATCAACAGGCTGAACAAGAAATACAAAAAATAGAAACAGAAATTAGAAACTCATTTGAGATGTCACAACCACTTATGATAGGATAATGATATGTACCATTATGTATATAAAACTGTTAATCCTATCAGTAAGAAATTTTACATAGGTAAACATTCTACAAAATTATTAAATGACGAATACCAAGGTTCAGGTGTTTGGATTAAAAAATGTAGAAAGTCAAATACTCATCTAATCACAGGAATAATAAAGTTTTGTAAAAACGAAGATCAAGCTTGTAAACTTGAAGAAAAATTAATAAAAAAGTATTTTAATAATACTCTTAATATGAATTACAAGTTAGCAAGTGCTGGAATGAAAAGCGAAGATATATTAGGATCAAAAAATCCTTTCTATGGTAAAAAACATACTGAAGAAACTAAAAAAATAATTAGTGAAAAAAGACCTGATATAAGTGGTGTTAAAAATCCTATGTATGGAAAAAATCACTCTAAAGAAACAATAGAGATTATTAAGAAAAAATTAAAAGGTAATAATAAAGGTGTTCCTAAAACTGAAGAACAAAAAAAGAAAATGTCACTGGCTAGAAAAAAGTTTTGGGAAAAAGTAAAAAAAGAAGGTCGTATATTAAAAATGGGAAGAGGTGTTCCCAAATCAGAAGAACATAAAAAAAATTTATCAATTGCAACTAAATTAGTACATTTGAAAAGAAAAGGTAGGGTAGCATAGTGGCCGTGAATCATTATTTTCAGAACGGGAACGGTATAGGTAATGATAATGAAAAAAGATT